ACGGTCCACGCTCGCGACGTAGGGGACCGCGGCTCGGACGCAGTTCGGGTGTCCGAGGACAAGCTCTCCATACTGCGCGAGGGTCCAGATTTGCCCGTCGGCTTGCTTCCCGTCCTCGACGATTCCGGGGATCGGATCGGTCACGCGCTCGGCCTCGTCGTCGTGTCCGTCCGGGAGGCATCCGAAGCCGTCGAGAACGCGGACATACTCGACCCCGTTTTCCTCGTACACGGAATGCGCTCCGTTACCGTACGCGAATCCGGTCTCCGTCCGCGCGATCGTCTTCGAGCGCCAAGCCGTGAAGTCGTCCGAGAGGATCTCTCCAAGCTCGCGCGTACTCCATCCCTCGTCGATAGCCTGTGTGACGAGGTCCCGGACGTCCTCGCGGAGCGCGTCGTCGATCCTCCATTCCGCGTTCGGATTCGGGATAAGCTCCCCGGTCGAGGTCCGTTTCATCCCGACAAGCTCGGCCCCTCGCTCCTCTGCGTACGCGAGCGCCGCTGGCGGAGGCTCCCCAAGCTCGATTCCGATCGCTCCGTACGCGGCCTTCGAGCCCGCAGAGACCCCGAGCCGGAGAGCCTCGGAGACGTCGTCCGCGAGCTTCGGGAGGCCCCCGAGGTCCGGAGGGTCGGGATCGACCTTCGAGGTCTGCTCGGCGAGACGCGCGAGAGCCCACGCTCGGAGCTTCGGGAAGACCTTCGCGTACCACGCGGCGACGACGTCGAGCAGGGAAGCCTCGGCCTCGTCCCGCTCCTTCTCCGCGAGCTTCGACGCCTTCTCGACGAGGTCGATCTCGCGGTCGAAGATGGACCGGACCTCCTCGGGGGTCATCCCCGGAGCCCGTCCTCGATCCGGGCCCGAGAGGCCGGAGGGATCGCCTCGCTCTCGAAGCTCTTCGCGGCCTTCCCGGCCTTCGCTCGCTTCAAGGCCGCGCGTCGGAATTTCCGGAGGTCCGCCTTCGCCGCGGCGAAGTACCGGGAGAACCCGTCCTTCGAGGGATCGTCCTCCTCCTCGGGCTCCTCCTCGGGCTCTGCCTCCTCGTCTGCCTCGGGACTCGCCTTCGGCTTCGGGCCCATCGGTCCGGACGCGAACGGATTCGGAGGCGCGGGAGGCTCCTCGTCGAGCTTCGGATTCGGCTCCTTCCCGAGCGTTTGACGGACCTCGTCTCGCGTGAGGATGCGCGCGCCGATATAGGCGACGTTCCGCTCGAAGATTACGCGCGGGTCCTCGACGTCCTCCTCGCTCCATGCGAATTCGATCTCTTCGATCCCGAGCCCCTCGCGGATGCCTCGATTGACGATCGACGCAAGAAACGTCGCGAGCGGCTTGATCCCGCTCTCCGTCGTCGAGGCTTCGTGAGCTTCCGCGGTCGCTCTGTTAAGCATCTTCGCGACCGGCATCGGGGAGACGTTGAAGCTCCACGCGATCACGCGCGCGAGCCATTCGAGGAATTCGTACGACCATTCCCGCGTTTTCGTCGGGATGTACTCTCCCTTCGGTACGAAGCGGAGCGTCCCCGATCTCCGGTCCGACCTTCCCGAGAGAAGCTCGTCGAAGAAGGCTTGATACTCGTCGATCTGAGATTGACTCCACGTCTCCGGAACGGCGAAGAGCGAGTCCGGGAGGTTCCCGTCCGTGAAGTACGCGAGGTCGTGTAGCGAATGCCGCAGAGCGAGGAGTACCGAGAGCATGACTTGTTCGACCGGGCTCCGACCGTACGGGCCCGTCGCGCGACGATTCCTCGGGATATACCAGAGATCGTCAAGCGTGAAACCCGTTTCGACGATCCCCTGCGACACTTGCTCGAAGGCGATCTCCGGAGGGAGCGGAGGCCGACCGCGGTCGTCCACGATCGGGAGGATCGTCGCTCCGTCGATTTGCTCTAACCCGATCCATTCCCCGCCGACCGTCCGCCTCGGGACGAGCGACAGAGCGTCCGTGACGAGGACCTCTTCCGCGACCGTCGCGAGCCACGAATCGAAGTCGATCCGAGCGAGCGGATCGGGACATTCGACCCATGCGCGAACGGCTTTCGTCTGCGACTCGAAGGCCGATCGGGCTCCGGGGCCCGCGACCTCGACGACCTCCTTCCGCAGACGGACCTCCCATCGGAGCCCGCGGATTTGCCCGAGGACGTCCGAGATCACGACGCGGACGAGGTCGAAGTCCGAGAGCGACCGCAGGGACGCGAACGCGGTCAAGGCGTCCGAGGTCCTCGGGCTCGTCGTGAGATTGCGTCCCGTGCGAACGTCGTACGCTCGGGGAAGCGTTCCGGGAGGCGACGACGGAGGGAGCGGGGACCCGACCTCGCGGTAATTCGACGCGGGGGTCTTCCCGAGAGCGGAGAGGGATTCGAGGAACGTACGGAGGGAAAATCGGCCCGTAGAAGTCGCCTTCGTCTCGATCATCGCTTCGCCTCCCGCGCTCTGTCCGCCTCGGCCTTCCGTCTCGCCGTCTCTCGTCGTGCGACCGCGAGGAGGCCCGCGTACGGTGTATGCGAGCGTCCCCATTGCGCGAGCGCCGCGGCGAGGACCGTATCGTCGTGCGCGCCGCTCGGCGCGGAGTAAGTATAGCGCCTCGACGCGGTCGAAATTTCGTATCCGAAGACCTCATGCTCCGCGCGAGCGACCTCGTCCTCCCTCGGGAGGCGGACCTCCTCCGACTCGATCGCCTTCGCGTACGAGAGGACGAGAGCCCGCTTCGACTCATTCGTGAATCGGTACGGATGGACGAGGAGCCCCTTCTCGCGGAGCGTGTCGAAGATCGGATCGCCGACTCCCGTCGCGTCGATCCATACCTCGGCCCCGTTCCATCGTCGGACCGCGGTCTCGATCCGCGCGATTTGCAGAGGCCAGTCGATTCGATAGAAGCGATCGAACGGGCCGAAGTCCCCGCTCTCGACGTCGAGCGGCGCGACGACCGTATAGTCTTCGTGTTTCCCGAGGTCGATCCCTAGGACGTACCGTCGTCCGGGGACCGGGCCCGCGAGCGTCGAGGAGAACGCGGCTCCGAGGTTTCGGAAGACCGCGGCCGCGTCGTCGAGAAATCGCGCCTCGATCTCCTGCTCGTACAAGTCCCGAGGCATGTTCGCGCGAGCGACCTCGACGAATGCGCGGATGTTCGCGGAGGGATTCTCCGTCGAGGGTCCACGGATCGCCGCGTACAGAGGTTCCCGCGCCTTCGCTCTTTGATACCAGTCGAAGACCCAATTTCGACGGCCTCGCGGAGTCGTGATAGCGACGATCTTCCCGCCCGTGTCAGAGACCGAGGGGAGGATCTCCTCTTCGACGATACGGTCGCGCACGCGAGCGGCCTCGTCGATCACGACAAGACGGTATCCGCGGCCGATCGCTCCTCCCTCCCGGTCGAAGGAGCGCCAAAGTACCTCGGAGCCGTTGACGAGCGTCGCATCCGGAGGGGTCGAATCATGCTTCGAGGCGATCACGGACGCAAAGGTCCGCTTGAATCGAGCGTGTCCGATCTCGCCGAGGTCGTACGTCGGGGCTCCCCATAGGTACGTCCCCTCCACGTCGAGACCATTCGTCCCGATCACGTCGGAGGCGAAGGTCGTCTTCCCTGCTCGACGACCGAGGACCGCGACGAGGAAGCGGACGTCCGGTCGAGCGAGGAGCCGCTCCGCTCGATCCTGCCACGGGAAGAGAGTCGGGAGCCGAAGCTCGACGCGACTCTCGTCGAAGGCGTAATCCGGGAGGTCTTCCCCGTTGACTCGCTTCCGAGACGACGGGTCCCTTCGGAATCGGACGACGTCTCCCATGCTCTACGGGTCTTCCTCGGGCTCCGTTACGAAGGTCTCGGGAGGAGGCTCGGCCTTCCCCGTTTGATCCTCGCGCACGATCCGGACTTCGAGCTTCCCGCCGAGCATCCCTGAGAGCCTATCCTTCCGGCCCCACCGGCCGGGATAGCGGCGCTCTAAGTACCACGCAAGCGCGGTCCATTGCCTGCGTCCCGCCTTCCGTATCGTCTCGATCGCGTTCTTCTCTGCCTCTGCCTCGGCCCGCTCGATCGCGAGATAGAAGTCGCGATACGGGCCCTTCCCTTCCTTCGCGCCGCGTGTCTTCCATCGGTAGAAGAGCCCCTTCGAGATTCCGACGATCGCGCAAGCCGTCTCGACATATGCTCCCGCAGAGATCGCGGCTTCGAGCTTATCGACGAGCGCCTTCGAGAATTTTTGCTCCGCCATCGCGTGTCAATCGTACCATCCGCGGTCATTCCTCGGGGAATTCGAATCGACGGAGGAAGCGTCTCGGGAGATACACGACGTCATACCCTGCGTCCGACTTCCACGCGTTACCGAGTAGAAGCGCCTCGCTCCCAAAGGCCCATCCAGCGACGACGACGCGGACCTCTCCCTCGACGTCTGCCGTGACCGTCTCGACGAGCCCGAGGAGGTATCGCCCGATCGGTCGATCGTACTTCGAGTCGTACCGGAGCCCGTCCTCCGTCGTCCATCGCGAACGGACGTAGTACCTCCACGCGTCGGGAGCGTGATTCCTCCACGTCTCCGGATGGACGATCGGAGATATACCAGAGAGCGCCCGGACCGC